TCTCATGGTAATGCCTCCACGCTGTAAGACATTGACGGGGATTTCCAATCCCTCGGAACATCCCCGCCAATCCAAGACGGGTCACACCACAACAGCCTGTTGTTGGGGTACGCAATCCATTGCCCATCGTCTAACGCAATAATGTGATGATCCTTGCTCTGATCGGGTACTTCACTCCACCCACCATTAGCCCAAAACACGGTGAAAAGATACACACCGGGGCGCTGCACACCATCGCGCCCAATAGCCTTGACGCGGTGGTTACGCAAGAATTGCACCTCACGCACCTCGCAGAACCGGCTAAAAGAATCCCACCAGCAGGCAATCTGGAGGCTCATGGCGGGGCAGGGCTTGCTGCATAGGGCATGGATAGGGATACGCGCCCATTGCGCCCCGTTGGCCGTCATAAGCTGAAACATCGGCACGCGCATCGGTTCGGCGCGAAAACCAAACACGGTTACCTCGGTGAATTCTCCGTGGCCTTTCTGCTGGTCGTACAGGAACTCATTTCGGACGTAGGCCGTGGTGTACGGCGTATCTACCCAAAAACTCATATCAGCCCCTCTTTCTCTAGTTGCACGATGGTTCGCGCCATGCCGTCATAATGGGCTAGGCGTAACTCATCGCGGGTCATGCCGCTTTTATGTGTTCTGCCGTCTATTTCGTCGTGGCAGGCGCTACACGCCCACGCACCGAGCAGATCGGGTGATTTCATGCCCATGCCGCTGACGCCCGTTAAACGGATGTGAGCAAGCACGGTGGTGGCGCTGTTGAAGTTGCATACGCCCGGTATGCGTACCGTACAGCCTCGGTCTTTGGCGGCCTTACGCAGCATAAACAGGCTCCGGTATCACAATGCCCATATCTGCGCAGCGTGTTTCTAGGAACAACAGGTAATCGCTGAATTCCTGTTTGTTGAGTTTGCTGGAGCGTTTGATCGGGCGCATACGCTTGCGGCCAAAGCCCTCTAGCGTTTCCCAGCCAAAGCACTCACCGAGAAAGTATTCGTGTATGTCGTCCCGCGTCCAGCCTGCCAGCGTTTCGCCACCGCCCTCTAGAATCGCGGGGTAACACACGCCCCACAGAAAACGGTTCTGCTGGTCGGTGCGCGGGCGCTTCCACTCCAGCACCTCTATGCACCAAGCACGGTCAGGCGATAAGCCCTGCACCATACGGGCAGCAGCTACGGCTAACTGCTCGGGTGTGGTGCCTTTAGGAAATATGCGCTTCACGCATCCACTCCTCGCCGTATTCCACATCCATGTAGTCGGCAAACCACGGGCCACCACGGGTGAAATGCACGGCAATCGGGTTCGGGCATTGGTCGCGGGTATGCCAGCCTTCAAGGTAATTCCATGTAGTCGGCAACTCCCCGATTACGTCATCGGTGAGCCAATTAAAACGGTGCAAGTACATCCCCGTCTCGCGGTTTACCACCTCGGGTGTGAGAGCCTTGACTTGGCTGTGGCCGCAGTTAATAAACATGAAAGATGACCAGTTCTTTCGTGGATAGAGATGTTGCGTTTTGTTGTCCATCTTGACGGTTTCCGTAGGCCGGTAGTCGTGCTTTACAAGAAAGCACGCTTTTGCCCCGTCGGCGTAGTCCAGCAGTCCCGCAATGTCCCCCCGGAAAAGAAAATCGCAGTCCATAAATACCGCCCAGCCGGTGTATCCGTTGAGATACGGCGTGAGAAAGCGGGTAAAGGAAAACTCCGTAGACGACAGCGGATCAGTCTCTCGCCAATAAAGGCCACGCTCCCGAAGTTCTGACTGCACGATGGGTCGGATGTCCACCTCAACGCTAGAGTGCTTCAAGATGCTTTTGCGGCATACCTGATACGCAATGTCCTCGCGGCTGTCATAGCCGATAAATACCTTCATACTCCGCACATCCCTTCACATTCGTTGTTAAACATATCCACCTGCCCGTGGTCTGCTGCTGTGGATAAATCCACTTGATCAAGCGGAACGCAGGATCGGTGCATAAACTGTTGACCACGCATGCCCGGTTGCTGGCGTATCGCGGCGTCCACCTCAAGGGCATCTGCCCATGCCTCTGTGTCGGCTTTGATAGCCCGCCATTCGTGGTCGCTGTGAAACGGGCAGCCTATGCAACTGGACTTTGGCGGTAATGGGTAGCCTTTACGCTCCATCCACGCCAAGCAATCCGACCGGCTCATGCTTTTTTCAATTAACGGCCAGCGATGACGCTTCCACGCTTCTTTCGCTGGCTTCATTCGCAACGCTTCGTCTGTGCTAATGCCAATCAGCATTTCGCACAACACCCCTTTTGCGCGTTGCCCCGGCTTAAGGTCAAGCAACTCGCGTGTTTTGCGGGTCAATGGCTGAATTTTGTATTCCATTGTGCATTGCCGCCGCCCCATTGCCCGATCCCCGCTCGGCATAATCATGTGCCACGGCACAGCGGCAACCCGTATACCCTGTTGCTTGTTGAGAATGTCTTGCCGCAAGTTACCGTGTTGCACTCGGTACACCGGGAACGGCAGTTGCTTTTCTAGCCAATCCAGCCATTCGTACACCTTGCGCGGTTCCCAACCTGTGTCGGCAAAAATGGCGGCTTCCACAGGCTCTATTTCGCCGTGGGCAATCATCAACGCCAATGTAGACGACTGAACGCCAGCGCCAAGCGATAAAAAGCGTTTCAAAGCCGCTCCTCAAAGTCTATGTACCGCCAACCCAAGTATTCGGGCGTTACGGCGTATACGTCATAGTCGTAGCCACGCTCCCGATCCACTATCTTTTGCACACGCCAATCAGGGAACGTCGTCTTAACGTCCACCAACGCCGCTACGGTCATACTGGCGTTAACGATGTAGTAATAGTCAGGGCGAGGATCGGCAGCATCAAACGATTTTTTGGCGCAGATTGCGGCAGTCTCAAACGGCCACGCCTGATACCCGAAATCGTGCTTGATGTGCTTCACTTCTATCCGCTTACCCGAGGCGTATATGTCGCCCTTATCGGCAAACTCGGCTCGGTCGGCAAAGTCAGCCCTTAAACGCCGCTTGGGCAGCGTCACGGTATGGCCGATGTTGAGGAGGTAAGTCGCCACGACAATCTCTGCCGGGCGACTCGCCCTAAACCTCGCCTCAAAATCAAAATGGGGTGTCAAGGTCATCCCAATTTTTCTCTGTTATCTCGGGCTTCTTCGTGGCTTGGTGCTGCGGCTCGCCCTGCCGCGACAACTTGCCCTCGCCCTTCGGTTCAATCTTAATGCTCATGTACTTATCGCCTGTCTTTTGCGAGGACTTGATCCAAGCCGACAAGTTGTAATCCACGTTGTTAATCACCGCTGAACCACGGTAGTCAGGCCGCTTTTCGTTGCCGTCCTTGTTGTTCTTAAACAAAACGCCACGCATATTTGGATCAAATTGAGTCACAGTTTTAGCTCCTTCAGCTTGGTTACTTTCTCGTCTAGTTCTGCGAGGAACTTGCGTACCTCGTCCTCCAACTCGGCAATGCGTTTATCGTCACGCGGAACCCGCACAATCAACATTTGCAGATGCTCGGGTAAACGCGGGTCGTAGCTCACAAAGTCGCACCACGGTCGGTTGGTGCAGGCCATCTGCCATTGCATCTGCGTGACGTACTTTTCGGGCGGCTTACCGGCTAACAGGTACTCCAAATGGGTCGCCGTGTTGGGACACTTAAACTCCACGCAGCCTTCGCCTACCAAACCGTCTGGGGACGCGCCTGACATGGCTATCGCCGGGTGGTCTATGAAGCCCACCTCCTCCACCAATTCGCCTGTGCGGGCGCTATAAGCGGCTCTAGCGTGTGGCTCCTGCTCTACGCCCCACTCCATTGCGGCGCTGCTGAACCCCGCCGCCTTCTGGCCCGTCAGCCGTTCCACGATCAGGTCGGCCATATAGTTGTCGCGGGAGGCGCTGTAGCCGCTCTTGGTCTTGGCGGCCACATCAGCCACGCGAGAGGCTGTGACTTTGCCTAACCGTGCTGCAAACCAATCGTCGGTACGCTGTTCCATTAGTTTCCCCTCACCCAAACAATGTCTATTTCGTTTATTGGTTCTTCGTCATCGGCCAATTCTTCAAACAAGTCACACGCATCGTAAGCACTAACCGGCTGCGCTTTTGCTTTCATATATGGCGGCCATGAAAACGCGCAGAACCCTTCATCGTTTTGTTTTTCAACGTAATGAATGCAATTGCCGCAACATCGTTCACCGTTGTGCTTATTCATGCAGCCTCCGGGCCGGTTAGTTCTTTCTTGCGGGCAGTAAACTGGTCAATGTGGGTCATGCGCTGCTCTTTGGTCAGGCGCTTGAATAACTTGGTCAGTTCTTCTACCGACACCGCCCCGTTAATCAGCGCGACCAGATCGGGGTCAACTTGCGGCGGTGAACCCTCGGGCAAATCCTCGCCGCTAAAGATGTACAGGCCAAGGCCGTGCAGCGCGATGCACTTGGTCAGGCAGCGCATAATGGCCGTGTTTACCGCAAACGAATCGGGATCAACAACGCTGCGGTTACGGTTGTCCATGACGGGGAGCAAACAAGTCTTGGTGTCGCCTTTAATCTCCACGCTGACCTTGACCATCGCCGTGTTGTTCTTGAGATAGCACACCGGCATACCGCCCTCGTACTCATGCACGACGTAGCGGGCAGCCGGGTCAATCTTCAGGACTTCAGCCCACGCCCACGCCCATGACAAATACGACAGGCTGCCTTTCTTTTCAACGTGATCGTTGACGTTAATTTTGAGCAGTTCGCTCATTGACCTTCTCCAATTGTTCGTTAATAACGGCCATCAGTTCGGCCAAAGCCTTATTGCAGGCTTCTATGCGTTCTTGTTCTTCAAGCTGCTGCATCAGTTCGTCTTGGTGGTGCCACCAAGTCATATCGTCATCGTGCATGGCTGGCT